AACGCCTACGCTGGCGAGAATGAATGTTACAGGCGGTCGCGGGGCGGCGGCAATCGAAGAGTTTGGAATTGAGAACCCGTTCACACGGACGGCGGTTACGGATGATCTGACAACGGAATTTGATACCGATACTATTTTCTGGTTCGGTGTTACTCCGGGGAACAGTTATGATGATGTGCCGCACAATTACCGTTGTACTGGTGTCGCAAGGACAATTAACGGTTGTCTGATCGCTCTTGAAGAATTGGATGTGACTCATGAAGATAACACTCCAATTGTCAGCGGATAGCTGCCGTGATGCGGTTAAGGAACTGGAAAAGTACAAAAAGGAGATAAATCCTAAACTCGATGAGGTGTGCAGACGATTAGCCGATATCGCTGTTGAAGAAGCGAAGCGGTGGTTTGCTCAAAGTGGTCACGGGAACGATGAGTATTTTGTCTACCCGCCAATCAAAATCACGAATGGGTACAAGATCGTTGCGGCTGGTGCAGACGTATATTTCATTGAGTTCGGTACTGGACATTTCACATTCCCGCATGGCGATAACGTTTCTGTTGCCGTATACCCAGGTTCTTACTCAGAGCAGAATGCAAAGCAGTTTTCTACTTTTGGGTTCTGGTGGTATTCCGGGGAGCAACTGGAAGGTACTCGTGCGTATATGCCGATGTATCATGCTGGCAAGGCGATTCGGGAAAACGAAAAGCGCATTGTACAGGAGGTGTTTTTTGGAAAATGAAATACTCAAGAAATGCCGTCTATACTCGTGTGGTAAACGCGATCAAAGCGCAGTATCCGAGTGCCAACTGCACCAGCCGTTATGTTCCGAAACCGTCTGCGTTCCCGGCCTGTTACATCCACGAGATTGACAACTTCCGTCCAACTCAGTATACGCAGTTAGACTTTCAGGATGAACAATGGGAGTCTGCGTTTGAGATACAAGTAGTCAGCAACAAATCAGGAACAGCCGCGACAGAGGCATACGGCATTTTTGCTGTTGCTGAAGCGGCATTCAGTGAACTTTATTACCGCAGATTTCAGGAAACCACGACTGATGATGGGACGAAATTTACGGTAATTGGCAGATTTCGCCGCAGAATCGGTGGCGGCGATTCGATGCCCGCAAATATTTATGCTTAAAGGAGATATGTACAATGGCTAACGCTGTTTCTACTGCTGGTATGAACGTGCTGTGGGCCGTGGAGCAGGTGGCTGGCACTCGCCCGTCCACCGCTTACACAAAGATTCCTGGGTGCAAGGCTGTGCCTGGTATCTTTAACGACCCGAATATGCTGGACAGCACACCCCTTGCCGCAACGAAGAACAAGACCTATATCGAGGGTTTGAACGATTCGGGCGGCAGCATTGCGATCACCGTCAACGATTTCTCCGAGTTCCGCACGGCGTGGAATGCGGCAGTTACCGCTTACGGCAATCTGTCTGGTGGAAAGAAAATGTGGTTCGAGATCGCCTATCCTGACGGAAGCAATCTGGACAGTTTCTACTTCCCCGGCGAACCGCTTGCGCTTGGATTCGGCGGTGCGGATGTTGACTCTGTGCTGGAGAACAATGCGAACATTGCCCCCCAGGGCGATTATGAGTTCGCGGCTGCAAGCACCAACATTAGCGGCTGATAAATAACGGGGCGGCTAACTACCGCCCCATGTTTGAATGAGAAGGAGATTGAACATGAAAGAGAAGACTGAGAAACTGAACCCGATGGTCATTACCGATCCCGAAAATGGGAGAGAGTACACACTTGAGTTTAGCCGCCGTTCCATTTCCAAAGTTGAACAGGCTGGATTTAACATCAACCTGATTGAGACGCAGAGCATGACCATGATTCCACTCATGTTCTGGGGTGCATTCCTGATGCATCATCCGCAGATGACTAAAGACCAGACAGATAAGATCCTGTTTGATGGTCTTGGCGGTCTGAACGAGGAAGAGATGGGGTATCTCGGAAAGCTGTATGCTGTTCCGTTTGAAAGCCTCATTGCAAGCGAGGATGAAGGGAAAAACCCTCGCAAGATGGCGGTCAAGTTTTAACGGACGAAACGCCACAAACTTATACGGAAATTTTTGAGGAGGCTTGTCCACAGTACATGGCAATGGGTATGTCCTATACTGAGTTCTGGGACGAGTCCCCTTTTTTAACAGTTGCTTACCGTAAAGCATATAGGCTGAGACGGGAGATTGAGAACGAACAGGCTTGGTTACAAGGCTTGTATGTGTATGATGCATTTGCAGTTTGCTTGGCTAATCTGTTTGGAAAACGTGGTTCAAAGAAACAAAATTACTTTGAGAAACCTATTGATATATTCCCGATAACAGAAGCGGAGCGAAAGAGACGAGAAAAGGCTGAGTACGAGAAGATGCAAGAGGCGATGAAAGAGATGGTACGGAGGCAACAGCGTAAGAAGAAAAAGGGTGAATAACTATGGCAGACACTCTTGAAAGCCTTGAAATAGAAGTAGTACATAAGTCGCAAGGTGCTGGTAGTGCTATCGGTGCTATCACACGGTCTATATCTGCGCTTGGAAGATCACTTGACACTAACTTGCCAAAACTTAAAGAGTTTGCAGACACTCTTGGGAAGATTGGCGTAGCGTTTACATATAATGACCAGCGTGGAAGCACCTTCAACAAAACTGTACAGAATATAAAGCAATCGACAAAGGGAGCCGCTGAAGCTACGAAACCTCTTGGAGAGGGTATGCAAATGCTTATCAGCGGTGCTACCAAGTACGCAACTCTTCTCGAAAAAGAGAAACAGGCGAATGCCAGGATGCACGAGGCGTTTGCGAGTGGCGATGAAGAAGCGGCTTGGAAAGCCCGTGAGCAAGCAATAAATGCGGCAACACAGGCTGAGAAAGAATATCAGCGGATACACGCAAATGATTCGAAGAAGTCTCTGTCAAAAGAACTTCAAGATGCCATTTCATCTGCGGGTAAAGTTGATATTGTTCGGGCAAAGATTGCTTCTCTTAAAGCTGAACTGCAAGAGGCTTTTGATTCTGGTGATTCAAACAAAGCATATTCGATCCGTGGGCAAATTCTTAGACTTGAAGAGTCTCTGAACAAAACATCGGAATCTGCAAAGAAGTTTCAAAGTGCAGTTCAGTCTGGAATTGTTCGGGCTATGCAGAATGCGACTAAAGCGGTGTCCCGGTTCGTCCGTGGTGCATTGCGTCAACTTGGGCAAGGAATTAAGGAAATCGGCAGTCATCTGAAGATCACTCTTCCTACGCTTGCCACAATCTTTAACTCTTTGAAGCGCATTGCGTTTTACCGAGTAATACGAAGCGCAATCAAGGCAATAGGTGAAGCGTTTAAAGAAGGTTCTGAGAACGCCTATTGGTTTTCCAGAGAGTTTGGCGTAGCAACCAAATATATCTCGGATGCATACGATGCGTTGGCAACAAGCAGTTTCCAGATGAAGAACCAGCTTGGTGCGGCGTGGGCAACGCTGATGGCCCTGATTGAACCTATTCTGGAACAGATCATTGCACTCGTCCAACGTGCAGCCGAGGTTGTAACGCAGTTCTTTGCCATCTTGAGCGGGAAGTCTACTTACCTTAAAGCCATAAAGGTTGCAAAGCAATGGGCTGAAGCTACAGAGGACGGGTCGAAAGCGGCGAAAGAATGGCGCAACCAACTGCTTGGGTTTGATGAGATCAATCGGTTGGACAAACCTTCCGATGGTGGCTCTGGTAGGAACAATAATAACACCCCGGACTACAGTACCATGTTCGAGGAAGCCCCGATTGAGAACTATATGAAGAGTCTCATAGATGCACTCAGAAACGGTGAGTGGGCTGAGATCGGTAAGATGCTTGCAGACAAACTTAACGGTCTGGTTGACTCCATAGATTGGGAAGGTTGGGGTCGAAAGATTGGTGAGAAGATCAACAACGCAATCCAATTGATCTACTCGTTCTTGAAGAATGTTGACTTTAAGCAGATTGGACAGTCACTTGGAGAAGCCCTCAAAGGCATGATGGATTCCATTGACTTTGAGACTGTTGGAAGACTGTTTATCAGGAAGTTCACCGCAATGCTGGACTTTATCATCGGCCTTGTGATGACTCCTGGGTTCTGGGAAAGCCTTGCAAAAGCGGTAGGCGATTTCTTCCACGGTGCGCTTAAGGAAGCATCTGAGTGGCTTAGTGAAAACAACCTTGCGGATGTTATTGCACGAGTTGGTCAGGGCATCCTTGGTGTTCTTCAGCGAGTATGTCAGGAGATTAAAGATCATAAAGATGTATTCGTGCAGATTGGTCAGCAGATTGGAAACTCGCTGGCGGCGATCCCGTGGATGGATATTCTCAAGACAATAGCGGATATTCTTTGGACGGTGTTTAAGAGTCTCGTTATTGACGGTCTTTTCAGTACGACAGGTGGAAAGATATTTCTTGGTTTGCTTGCGGCAGTAAAGGGATTAAAGCTGGTATTTACGCTGGCAAGTCCTGTTGTTGAAGCTGGTATCACGATACTTGCAAAAACAATTGCCGAGAAACTTCTTGGCATCCCTGCGGCGGTAACGGCAACAGCTACGGCAACAGAGACTGCGGTTGGCGGTATCGGGACTGCAATGGCTGCTGGTGCGGCTGTTGTGGCAAAGGCGGCTTTGGCTGTTACGGACGCTGTTCTGGTTGCATATGATGTGAAATCGTTGAACAGCGCAGCTAAGACTTATCATGAAGCGCAGGATGCCCACGCTAAAGAAGCATATACCGCTCTTAACAATTATGCGAAACTTTACCATGAGAAGGGTAAAGAGGTTGCCGATGCGTGGGCACAGATGGTCTATGATATAGACACAACTGGCGAAGACTTTTTTGGCGCACAAAAAGCCCTCACCAATAAGATTGATGATTTGTGGGCAGATACTCCTCAGAACATGGCGCAGGGTTTTGGGCAAGGCGTAAAGTATTACTTTGGCGGCGGCGGTGGTGGCGTAATCGGCTTACTGAGTGATGCTGGTAAAGGAATAGCAGATGCTTTCAGAAGAGTTCTTGGTATCAATAGCCCGTCAACAGTATTTGAGGGATTCGGCAAGAATATTGTCGAAGGTTTGAACAGAGGATTCAAGAATACTTGGAACTCGTTTGCGTCCAATGTGAAATCGCTTGTCAGTAGCGTTGTTTCAACTATATCGAACAGCATTTCTAATGCCGTATCAAACGCATGGAACCAAGTGCAGTCAATGGTGTCAAAAGCCAAAAGCACGTTGTCATCTATTACATCTACGGTATCGAGCAAAGTTTCCAGCGTTGTGTCATCGGTTAAGAGTTCTCTGAGACTGTACGCAGACGGCGGCTATCCGATACAGGGGCAGTTGTTTGTTGCCCGTGAGTCTGGCCCTGAGTTAGTCGGTAGCATTGGTAGCCGCACAGCGGTAGCCAGCAATGACGATATCCTTGAGGGAATCCGACAGGGTGTGTACGAAGCTGTGTCTGCGGCAATGAGCGGAAACTTCGGGTCGCAGGACATCAAGTTGTATCTGGACGGCAGAGAAATTAGGGCAAGCCTGAGACGGCTTGATAGAGCGGTGGGGTGATAACATGAAAGTTGAGATTATGAACAGCAGTTCTCAGTATGTAGATATCACCCCATACATCGCTTGGCAGGGGCTTACGTTCAGCCGTAATGATGTGGATGGCCCGGACGCTGGGCGCACGATGGATGGACGGATGCATAGAGACAGGGTGGCAATCAAGGAAAAGATGCAGATAAAGACCACCCTTTTGACAAAGGCACAGATTTCGACATTGCAGACTCTTCTGTTACCGGAAACCCTATCAGTTAGGGTGACCCCTTACCCGCAGACCAATTCGGCAAAAGTGTTTACGATGTACACAAACAACGTGGCTACCCAACATATTATCCACAGAGCAAGCGGAGAGGATCTGCAATCAATGTCGTTCCCTCTGATTGAAGTGTAAGGAAGTGTATACGCATGAGGCAAACATCTGCGCTATACAAAATAATACGTCAACAGCCTGGGTATCATTACAATGTGAATGTAATATGCAATGATACCGAGACTACTTATGGAATGAACAAACTGAAGTCTGTCCATATCAAGCCCATGCTGTTCCCTGAAAATGGCCCAAGCATTGGCAATGCCTGTTCAACTGAATGTGATATCGTGCTGATTGAGGATTCTGAGAATTGGCCTCGTATGGCAGAGTTCGAAGTGAAAGTTCAGATTATGTCTGAAAATAATACACAGGTTTCCGAGTGGTTAACTATGGGTACGTTCTACACTGACGAACGGGCATATACTGTTACTGGCGATCTGAGTATTATTGGATTCGATGCAATGCTTACAATGGAGCAATATTGGACGGACAAGGTTGACCTTCCAGCTAATTGGCCTATTACCGCAAGAGCATGGTGTGACATAATTGCAGACGCTGGGCTTGCAGAGTTTGACACAAGAAATTCTATTGATAATTCTGTTGCGTTTATTGGGCTTGACACATCGTCCACTGTTCGTGACAAACTCAAAGATATTGGTTCCGCTCACGGTGGAAATTGGGTCATGACCGAGGATGGAAAGTTAAGGCTGGTTCCGTTTACGAATGTAGCTGCTGGGAATAGTGCAATTGCTGGTATTGCGATTGCTGGTATTGCAATAGTTGGCTTAACAGAATCGACTCAACAAAATTATCAGGATATTGGTACTGAGATGCGGTCTTTCTCGTACAGTACGCCGTTAGATGAAATAACTGGGGCTTATCTTCAAACAGAAGGTGGATCTGTTTCGGCTGCTGGGGATGGAACTGGATATGTTCTTCAAGGTGTTTGCAATTTCTCAAATTATGATGGGGTTGCGGCTCTTTGCTTATCCAAGACTTCCGGGTATGTATATCATGGGTTTGATGCGATAACAGCGTATCTTGACCCAGCTTGTGAACTTGGCGATTTGCTTATTTTTAATGATATTCCTTATCAAATGATGACTATTACATGGAATATCAATCATAGACCAACAGCAGATATTTCTGCTCCATATGAAGAAGAAGTAGATCACGAATATACGGTTATAAGTGAAAGTGCAAAGACTCTGCGAAAAGTTGAAAATGTTTTGTTGGATTATCCAAATATTGCAAGCATGGAATCCGCTATCCAACAGTCAGCAGAGCGGATTTCGCTTAGTGTATCTGAGAATTATTACAACAAAACTGAAGTGGATAATATCCAAGAAGGGAATATAGCAAGTTTTACACTTACAAGTCAGCAAATTCAAGCTGCATTAAGTCAAATTGAAACCGTAAGTGGTGAAGTACAAAGCATCAATTATTACATTCGGTATGAGGTGATAGATGGTGTCGGAACTGTTATTGTTGGGCAAACTAATTCTCTTGCTGAGTTGCGTATTTCTAATGACCAGATAACGCTTATGTACAACGGAGATGTTATCAGCTATTGGAATCA